CAATGCTATTGAAAGCGATGAGCGACTAGGCACTATCTTTGATAAGGTCATGGATATTGCCGGAGAATTTGCCGGAGAAGGCGCTGTGAAAGGGCCGGGAACTGGCACATCAGATTCGATACCCGCAAGGCTATCGGATGGTGAATTTGTTTTCACCAAAAAAGCAACTGACCAAATAGGCGTTGACAAGCTTCAGACTATGATGGATGATGCTGAACGTGCCTATGATGGCGGTTTAATGAAAAAGTATATGGGCGGTAGTATACTAGATGGAGTTGAGGAAATGGAAGACCCCGATAAGGAAGTCCATAACCAAATGCTTGCAGCTAATCCTATGCCCAGTATACGCAGACGATAAGGCCACCTGAAAAGCCCCTTATCATTTAATTTTAACCTAGAGGCCACCTTGTAGTATCAAGCCCTATTCCGTAGTCGCGAACAGAATAGCTACCTTGAAAGAGACTATCAAGCCCCAAAAGGAGCAGTGACATGAGTGAAGTACAAGAAACGCAACAAGAAGAACCCGTAGCAAATCCTTACAACATGCGAAAGGAATACATCGAAGATGATAAACCTTTTGAAAGTGCTGAAGGTATTTTCTATGAAAAGGAAACTAAGCAGGCCACCTCCAAAAAAGCCCCTGCTGATGACGATTCCGTTGATTATAAAAAACGATATGATGACTTAAAGAAACACTACGATTCTAAGGTTAGTGAGTTTAAGCAGAAAGAACAAGAACTTCAAGCTGAAGCTCGAATGGCACAGAAGGTTGAACAGTCTGTACGCCACGAGGATGCAATAGAAGCACAAAGCGAAGTTCAGGACGAGTATGTAGAAACTGCACCTAATACAAATGTTGATGATAGACTATCAGCACTTGAAGAGCGTGAAGCCAAGATTGCACGTAAAGAAGCAGAACAAACGCTTTTTTCAGCGCATCCTGATTTTTCAGAAATCCGTCAAAGCGACCAGTTCCATACGTGGGCTAAGTCACAGCCGGAAGCAATTCAAGAGTGGGTGTACAATAATCCAGATAACGTAGAGCTTGCAGTCAAAGCTATTGATTTATATAAACTGGAAAATGACATTCCTATGGTTACGCAAAGTACTTCAGAAAAGTCACAAACTTCAGCCAAAGCTTCTGCTGCTGATATGGTTTCTACCAAAACAACAAGTGTAGATGCTAAACAGCCGAAGGTTTGGTCACAACGGGAAATTGCTGCCCTGTCTATGGCTGAGTACGATAAATATGAAAAAGAAATCGATGCAGCCATAATGGAAGGCAGAGTAGTAGCTTAATTTAACTTTTGTCTTTTTTAAAATGAGGAAATAATCATGGCTCAATATTTTGAACCCTCCACGGATACCGATGCTAACTTTGCGAACTCGGTTGCTGGCCAAACTAACTCTTACTTCTTGCCTGCGATTTACAGCAAAAAGGTACTTAACTTTTTCCGTAAAGCGTCTGTTGCAGAAGCTATCACTAACACTGACTACGAAGGCGAGATTTCTGCTTTCGGTGATTCTGTACGAATCATTAAAGAGCCAGTAATTAGCGTTAGTTCTTATACTCGTGGCAGCAACACTACTGCTACTAAGTTGACTGACCAAGAAGTAAACCTAGTTGTTGACACAGCAAACGCCTTTAAGTTCATCGTAGATGACATCGAAACTTCTATGTCTCACGTAAACTTCAAAGAAGTAGCAGCTTCATCTGCCGCTTACGCTCTGCGTGACGCTTTTGACTCTGCTGTGATTGCCGCAGGTTTTACTGGCGTATCTACTTCTTCTCCAGACCACACTCTTGGAACTGACAGCGCTACTCACTTAGGTGCAGGCGTATATGACGGTTCTGGCGCTGTAGGTCTTGACGTTACTGACCCACTTGACTTGCTTGCTCGTATGGCCAAGCTTCTTGATGAGCAGAACGTACCTGAAGAAGGTCGCTGGATTGTAGCTCCTCCTAGCTTTTATGAGCAGCTCTCTCAGTCTGGCTCTAAGCTTCTTTCTGTTGATTTCAATGCCGGACAAGGTTCTATCCGTAACGGTCTTGTAACTTCAGGCAAGCTACGTGGCTTTAGCATGTACAAGTCTAACAATGTTGCTACTCCAAGCAATGCTGATGGCAAGCTACTTGCAGGTCACATGTCTGCTATTTGTACTGCACAGACTATCACTAGCACTGAGGTCATCCGTGACCCAGATAGCTTTGGTGACATCTGCCGTGGTTTGCATGTGTTCGGTGCTAAAGTCCTACGTGACGAAGCATTGGTCGCTGCATTCTACAACGTATAATCGCAGTAATCCAATAAGTGCGGGGGCCGTAAAAAGCCCCCAATCTTTAACAAATTTAAAGGCAAAATAAACTATGGCAACATCATACTTAGATTTGACTAATGAGCTTCTTAGAGAACTTAATGAAGTTCCATTAGACTCAAGTAACTTTGGTTCAGCGATAGGTGTCCAAGGACACGTTAAAGACTCTGTAAACAAAGCATACTTTGATATTATCAATGATGAACCTCAGTGGCCTTTTTTATCTGCTGGCGAAAGTGGCGAAGTAGACCCTATGTATGGAAACGTATATGTGGAAACTGTTGCAGGTCAGAGATTTTATGAATTAAAACCCGCTAGTGATTCAATTACTACGGACTATGGCTCAATAGATTGGGATAATTTTTACGCTACTACAGTAGGCGTAGATGGGGAAACAGCTCCCTATGTAGGTAGAAATCTAGGGTTTATGACTACCGAAGCTTGGAAAACATTTAGGCGAGTATCGGAAAACTTAGACGATGCAGATACTCAAACATTTGGCGAGCCTAAGAATGTTATTAGAAGCCCCGATGCACGTAAGTTTGGACTTAGCCCAATACCAGATAAAGTATATCGTATCTGGTTTTATGCTTGGAACTTACCAACAAAATTTACCAGTTATAGTGACGAAGTAGTATTTCCAGAAATGTATACTACAGTTCTACTAGCTAGAGCACGTTACTATATTTGGCAGTTTAAAGATAACCCACAATCAGCAGCCTTTGCATTAGATGATTATAAAAAAGGTTTACGTAGTATGCGCTCAAATCTTATTGAGCCTACACCAACTACTATCAAAGATGACCGAGTGAGATTTATATAATATGGCAGCTTCTCAACCATTTGGTTTCTCGTCTAAGGGTGGTTTAAATACTAACCTTAACGAAATAGAAATGCTCCAACAGCCGGGAATTGCTACAATCTTAACTAACTTTGAGGTTGACCCCGATGGTGGCTATCGTAGGATTAACGGATTTACTGCTTATGGTGGCAGCAACGCTACTCGTGCGATAAATAACAGTAGTGTTTTAGGAATTAAAACATATGCAGACGGAGTTGTTGTTTGCACAGGAACAGGTATTTTTTTTAGTAATGATGGAGTTACTTGGCTTCAAATAAATCGTTCCGGTGTTCATAGCAGTGGTGACAACTATGCAACTTTTACAGGGCGTTCAGCACTAGTTAGAACAAACCAAGGCCAATCTTCAATTGATATTTACGAAGGAAGCAAGTCTGTATATGGTGAGTTAGTAATTTGTGATGGAGCTAACAAGCCTTACTACTTTTATATGACAGGCACAGGCGCATTAAACACCCGTACTTTTTTTGCATCAGAAGTTACAGTATCAAGCACAGAAGCTCCTAAAGTTGGAACTGTGCATAGTAATCATTTTGTTGTAGGTGGAACAGCAGAAAACCCTAACCAAGTATATTATAGCCATTTACATGAAATGGATAATTTTACTGGAACGGGTGCAGGTGAAATACGTTTAGCAGATAAAATAGTAGGTCTTAAAAGTTTTCGTGGCGATTGTATTATATTTTGTAAAAATAGTATTTACAAGCTAGTTAATATTGAAGCTAACGATTCCACTACCGCAATTATACCTATTACAAAAAACGTAGGCTGTTTAGATGGCAATAGCATTCAAGAGATTGGAGGCGACTTAGTATTTTTAAGCCCTGATGGTATTCGTACATTAGCAGGTACAGCACGTATTGGTGACGTTGAGTTGACTTCTGTGAGTAGAAATATTCAACAGATTGTAAGTAGCATTGCAAATAACATTAATACTTACACAATTACAAGCGTTGTGTTACGCTCTAAATCTCAGTATCGGCTATACTATCATAGTTCTACAGAGAACATCGAAGACTCAAAAGGAATTATTGGAACTTTTACAGGCCGTGGATTTGAATGGTCTGAAACAAAAGGCATCTCAGTTACGGCAGTAGATAGTGGATTTTTGAATTCAGGAATTGAACAAGTAGTACATGGCGATAGAGATGGTTACATTTATAACCACGACACTGGAAATTCTTTTATACATAACGGCTCTGCTGCAAATGTCAATGCTCATTATAGAACTCCGTTTTTAGATTTTGGAGATATGGGTACAAGAAAGACTCTTCAGTACGCTAAGATATCTGCAACTCCAGATGCAAACACAGGCGGCTATTCACAGCCTAGTTTAGTAGTTAAATTAGATTACGAAGACGTTACACTTTTGCATCCTCCGGCATACCTTTTACCAGAGATTAGAGGCGGTGCATCGTTTGGAAGTGCAATCTTTGGCTCTTCTTATTTTGGAGCACTAGAAAATCCTCTTATAAGACAGACCCTTCAAGGAAGTTGTTACTCAGCTAACTTTGCAATAAAAAGCGATGACCAACTCCAACCCTATACAATTAACGGTTTATACTTAAACTACGTTCCCGCAGGCAGGAGATAATTAAATGGCAGGCACAAGTTATACAAGACAGAGTACACTTACAGATGGTAGCCTTATCACTGCTGCTCTTTTTAATGATGAATATAATCAGTTAGTAAATGCTTTTGCGTATTCAGCTACAGGCACAACAGGCCACACACACGATGGCAGCGCAGGACAGGGTGGCGCAATCGCAAAGATTGGCGACCAAGATTTTAAAAATAAAATAGAAATTAGTGCTACTAACAACCGCATCGAATGCTATGTAGAAGTAAGCGGCTCAGCCGTAGAACAAATTCGTATTCAAGATGGAGCTATTGTACCTGTAACTGATAATGATGTAGATTTAGGTTCAAGCTCTGTACAGTTTAAAGATTTATATATTAATGGTACTGGAAACATTGATTCGCTTGTACTGGGTTCTGGTGCTACAGTAACTGCAATCCTAGATGAAGATAACATGTCTAGCGACAGTGCTACAGCGTTAGTAACTCAGCAAAGCATCAAAGCTTATGTAGACGCTCAAGTCACTGCACAAGATTTAGACTTAACTGATGGCACTACAAGCATTTCAATCGATTTAGATTCAGAAGCTTTAAGTGTTCTTGGAGGCACTGGAATTACTTCTACTGCTTCTGGTAATGGTGTAACTCTTGCTATAGATTCTACGGTAACTACGCTTACAGGAACTCAAACACTTACTAATAAAACTTTAACGTCTCCCGACATTAATGGTGGCAGTATAGACGGTGCGGTTATTGGTGCAAGCGCTGCTGCCGCAGGCTCATTTACTTCTGTATCTGCAACAGGCGATATTACGGTTGGCGGCACAGTTGATGGTCGTGATGTAGCTACTGATGGTACTAAGTTAGATGGTATTGAAGCTGCTGCTACCGCAGACCAAACAGCAGCAGAGATTCGGACGCTAGTTGAAAGTGCTACAGATTCAAATG